ACTGATGGGTATGGACGTTGATAGATTACACCGTACTCACTCAGCCATTTGGCTGCGTGATAACCTGTGCTTCCATCGCCGCCTCGGTTCTCAGTTTTGTTTCCTCTAATTTCCACACGCGATCCACCATATATGCTGGCTTGGTTTGCCCACTCGGGTGGATCACTACGCTCACCCAATGACCACGCCATTGATTCACTTGCGAAGATGGCATGTGCCGCACCGTGAGCCACGCATGATCCGACACTACCTTGGTGTGACACCTTGAATGGCGTGCCATATCTAGCACGATGGGCTGAGTCCATTGCACGCCACAAGAATGTATCCTCGGGCTTAACCTTTTCCATTGCATCCGGTGCAGCCTGAGCAAACGTAGGTGATGGCAGGCCAGCAGCAAACTCCCTTGCACCTGATGGATCAGGCGTGTAACCATAGTTAACTGGCAACGCTTCTCCGTCACTGACATAGGCCAGTACGAGTACACCCACCAGTAAACAACAGGCGGCTATTGTTTCTTTATTGAATCGCATGTCTGGCAGACTCCGCTATGTCTCGGTATGCCGCAACCCATTCGTCACGATCATCCTGCGAAATCTCCCCACCGCTGTTGCCTAGTTTCTCGTCAAGATAACCAGCGATAGCATCTCTTACTGCTGGTTGTCGATCACCAATTGATTCTCCCCTGCATAAAAACTTGCGTGTCCTAGTTCTGAATGCGTCGAGTGCCGTGCCTGTCGTGAGCAATGGTGTGTCCTGCATTCCATCCCATTCAATAATCTCTGCTATCTCAGTACACATGCATGCGATAAGGCAACAGTCGTCCGCTGCTGTGTCACCCTGCAACAACGGGCCAAGGTTCAGCGGGCCAGCAGGGGGAGGGGGAACGTCTGGCGTTCGGGCTGTACCACTGTAGTACACAGCGGCAGCCAGTAATGCACATGCTATAATAACCTTAGTCTTCACTTACGCTACCTCTTGATAGGGCCAAGGTAATTACTTCGAGTGCTTCCTTCTGGTCGTCTTCTAATTCTTCGGTCAACTCCAGACGCTTGGCTACCTTCTGTAAGCAGGCGACCGCATCTAAGTATCTAACCCTATGGCGTTCGGGCTGCACCGGCTTCATGCTATCGAGGTCATCGATATTAATCAGTGGCTTCTTCTGCTTCAGACCACTGGGCCAAAGCAATGCGAGTACGGCTGCTGCTATAAGTGCGTAAACAATCATGAATCAAGTTTCGGTAGGAGGGGTACGAGTACTTCTATTAAACCGCCAGCAAGAGAAACGCATAACGACCTAGCCGCCGGGGCAACCAGCCACCACACTGGCTTCAATGGCATCGGGATGCAGAACATGATTAGGTTGTCAAAGATATCACCCGCTACTGACTTTACTAAGTCACGCTTCTGCTGCCCGGACAATCCAGATATATGCTCCACGCCCTGCACTGACAGGCGAACAGCACCAAACAATAGTTCAGCAAACTCTGAGACAGACAGACCATCACTGGCTACAACCTTGGCCTCTTCCATGTAGGCTACGATCCTGCCACGAAGGGTATCTTCCCTATCCTCAAATACTTCTACTGGTTTATTACTAACTGACATGATGTAGTACTCCAACGACTGTATTGCTTATGGGACTGGCATCTGGATTATCAACATAGACATGGATCGCACGTTTCGTACTGTCCGGGTCTATGTTTAACGTGTCGCACATATCATTAAACGATATGACTCCTTCGCTCCCTGCATTCAACCACCTGATTGTATTCTTCTTGTTAGTTAAATACTCCTTGGTTGCCACCTGCTTCTTACGCAGGGTGCAGATAACCTGTGCTAACATCTTTCCGCACAACGCACGGTAAGCACCGGCTACCTCTGCCGAGGACAACTCACCTACCTTTAGTTTTATTAAGTGATCGTCTAGTTCGTCTATCGATCTCTCGCTCCAAGTAGAACTTGCATTTCTTAAGATCGGTAATTCCATTGTCATCATGTTTCTCGTCTGCTCTTAGTAAGTACTTGACACAGTTTGCTAAATGCCATCCTGATTTATCTGCGACCTGCTCACAGATATCAATTACTTCCATACCATTCATCCATGTGTAATGTTTAGGATGATGTATCTGTTCTTCTTTCATCGTCATAACTATTCTCCCCTGAACTTCTTAATGATGGTTGCGTATATAGCCCAGAACAAAGCATCGTGGTCGTCTTCGATTGGCACTGGGCATTCTGTTCTAAGGACATGTGTCCACTCTTCGACGAGGGTTTCGATCTCTGTGTCTGGAGGAGTTTCGTGCCGAAGTTTGATGAGGGCAGTGGTATCGTCATAGATGCAGATTCCATACCAGTCGCATCGATCATCGTTTGGTGATACACGTACTCTAACCTTCTTCCTTGACGGGTAGTGTTTCCTCAACCAACGTATTACACGTTTCGTTCTCCGACTCAGACGCAGATTGGTATGCATGACATAGCCTCGGTAAGTCTTCAAGCCGTACGGTCAACATCCAACCTACGGCACTGCGGTCAGGCCGGTGTAGTATCACCGGGCACTGCCGCCCACATTGCTTCGTGGCCTTGAGCATGGCCCGGTATACACAAAGTCTGGCAACACGCTTTATCTCCCAGAAAATAGAGGGTGTTTCGTTACACACTATGTCGGCAGAATCNCCACCGCCCCAGCCTGAGTACTGCTGGGAGCGATGGCAAGACCACCCAAAAAGTGAGGCGATGTCGTGGCACGCAGAAAGTTCGCCACGCTTTCCCTTGGACTGGCTGTTTATTTTCTTAGAAGGGCCACGCTTGATGGCCTCCGTTCGAGTTCCTTTCTGAGAGGAACCTTTCTGGTATTTGTTCTGGGTCATAACCTAAGTGCTTCTTCCCTCTTAAGGATGCTAGTTTTTCCAAGTCCAGCGTACCATCTTCTTCAACCTTCGCCACGAGAACCGCACCCCTTGGTAGTTCTCCATATTCTGGCAGCCTATCGTGAACGCAAGTGTGACATCTTGAACAAAGAGCAATCCAATTGCTACCGTCCTTAACATCTTTTCTACCCGGCCCACCAACAATGTGATGCAGTTCAAGGTTCCTTCCTCTCCTGTTGGCAGGCCAATGGCATACCGCACATCTGTCATGCAATAGCATGTAATCATTCTTCGTCAGTTCGTTCGTGTCCGCTGTCAGTTCGCAAGAATCCATCATCAATCTTTCTGTAGAGTTGGCTGTCGATACCGCATGCCGTCAAACAATCTTGAACATCCTCGCTCAAAACCAAGACGGCAATAGTAGTACTGGTCAACTCCATCGCTGCTGATGCAACACAAATCATAAGTTGTGTCTTACCAATGGCTTGCGCTTGCATGAGTACACCACTTGAGACTGGCCCGAACACACACGCACCGGCAACCTCCCTGTCGCCAGTGTTGTCAAGTGTGTACGCACAACGCCAATCGCTGTCTTCCTTTGACAATCGTTCGTGTTGCAAGTCCCCTGCCTTAACAAAGTCCTGCACTATATCGGGCAATCCTTGCCACCAATTATTTTGCGTAATCAAAAAGGGCTGCTCCAATCACTATCGCCTTTACCCCCGGTGGTTTGCATCTCCTCTTTACGCTCACCCCATGTCTGCCAACCATGATGATCAAGCCACTCGCCATCTTTCTTTCTCTTAGGAAAGAGTCCGGTTCCATCCTTCTTCTGGCCCAGAGCAAGTGATGCACCTGAAGACACGCACTTCCATTCTCGGAAAACGTAGTCGTCTTTCTTTCTGACTACAGGTATTGTGTCACTGGCACCAGTCTTACCACACTGTGAGCCGCAACTAATTAACTCTGCCATCTCAGCCATTCTGTCGAACGCTTCGACTTGCGACTCACCCTCTACCTTCACGGTGTAGTTGCCGATGGTTGTTGTCAGTTCGATCATAAACTTTCTCCCTCTGTGATTAGTAACTAAGCAGCCTTCATTATAAAACGTGTAGTGTACGCCTGTCTACCCCACCTCTTTGTCGTCAATACGCCAGACCAACCTATGCTCTAGCCAAGGTGGGTCTTCACCAGTCTCCGTAGTTGAGAACCATTCAAATGCATCATCAGCAGTACGCTGAATATAATCAGCCGCAAACTTTACCACGGCCTCCCTGTCTTCGTAGTGTATTTCTTTTGGCAGGAGGCAGACGTAGTCAATAAGATGTCGGTACTGCCAGTACAGTTGACGCTGGCTGCACACTAGGATAGAGCCTGTGTGTTTACCCGGAAGGCTATACCTTTCTATAACCCTGTATTCTTTCTCAACATCCGCATCATACAGCACTGCATTAACCCACTTGTTATTCATTGTAACCTCCATGTTGTTTGGCTTTTAGGAAAAGGCATACCACTCCCAGCAGTGCTAGGAGTGGCGTGGGTCGCTTGGCTTTTTAGGGTTCCAGCATGACTCACTTAGGAGGGTGGCTTTGGTTTCGCAGTTACCTCCATGTCCCAGTCACTGCGGTTAGTGGATAGTCAGGGTGGGATGCGGCCTAGGTTCCCTGACATCTAACAACTTGTCTCTGCCTTTCGCCCTCAAGCACGGATGCAGATCATGATTCCGTTTCGTGTCCCTACCTGAACAGGACTGTGTCATCTACATATTCTTACGTCGATCCAACTCTTTACGCAAGGCCGGAAAATAATTCGGATGTTTGCCCGGTGCCTTGCAGTTTTGCAATGTCCATTTCAGGTAACCAGTAGGAACCTTGAAGAGCGGAGTACGCTTATACTTACCCCACATCATCACAGTGTATCCTTTGCCATGCTCTGTTGTTTCAGCATCAGCAAGATGATCTCTTTCAAACGCACGGATGTTTGCTTCCACCCGTATGTTCTCTCGCTTCCTCAGTTCCATCTCCTCTAAGGCACGCTGCTCCTGTGCCAGTGCAGCACGCTCTTGCTTTATGATGTCATCCATCTGTGGCTTTGATACTGTCTTACCCTCGACCTTGCGTCTGACCCTATCCATTAACTGGTCATCGATGGTTGGGTAAAGCACATCGAGTGCGGACTTTAGGTCGTTGTGCCTAGATGAGTCAGTGATGTCATACACTTCAAACACTGGCTTAGGACTGGCTGCTATAGCAGCAAGCCGTTGTTCTGCTGTGTTGCACTTGGCAATTGTATCGCCGGGATAAATTCTTGTGCCTCTACCAAATTGTTGACAATACAACTGTGACGAAGCAGTGCAGCGAGCAATGAATAACTTCTGCACATGTGGTGCGTCCCATCCTAATGTCAGGATGCCTACGTTAACAATGACATCTGACTTGCCAGACATGAAGTCGTCCATGTGCATGTGTACTTCTTGCTGATCCATGTTGGAATGCACAATGCTTGTGTCAATCTTTCTTGATCGCAGGTCAGATGCTACGAGTTCCGCATGCTCAATGCTAGAACAGAACACAACACTGGGCTTGCCATCGTAATACTTCTCGACCATTGCACCAACGCCCGCAACAGATGCCCTCTTCTTCATGAGCCTGTTTAACTTCTCTTGATCGAAGTCACCGAATGATGCCTTAAACTTTGACAGGTCAAGTCCATCCAGTACACACAGGTGCATCTTACAGTTGACTAAGTAACCTTCACTGCACGCCTTCTGGTAGTCGTATATAAACGCTGGCTTACCATAGTGGTGCGTAAGGTCTACGCCTTTCTTAGTGGGTGGTGATGCCGTCATGCCGCACACCTTTGCACCCCATGACCTGAACTCTGCCAGCATGTCGAGTGCAGCCGGAGAGAAATTCATGTGCGACTCATCAACGATAATAAACTTAACTATCTTTAAGAATCGCTTGTACCTTTCCTTTGACATAAGGCTGGCATAACAAGCCACCGTTACTTTGTCATCGCTTCGAGACTCAGCCATCTCCACACCGCACGGAACTCCACGCTTGCGGAGCCTATCGGCAGACTGACTGACTAATCCACGGCGAGGCGTGATAAGCAATGACCCACCGCCCCAATCCCTTTGAAGCAACAGTGCTGCAATCTCGGTCTTTCCAGTGCCAGTGGCGAGGTAAGCACCGCACTTGTCCGAGCCTTGTAGGCAATTCCATATTGCTTCGTCGGCCTCCACTTGATAGGGACGGGGGTCAAAAATACTTTCGTCTACGCTTACATCATTCCCAATTTCAGGGAATAGCCAATCATCCATGATCATCCTTTCACTAGTGATATCCTTTAAACAAGTTCGCTGCTGCTATCCACCTCCTCTGCATCTGTTGGTTGCTCCACTGGCTTCTTCTTCTTTCTGCTTCTTCTCTTATTTCTGCTGGCGGCGGGTCGCTCCTGTCCCTTCTCGTCAGCCCCTGCCTCTCCATTATCTCCAGCAGTTGGTTGTGATTCAGCGACTTGCTCTGTAGTAGTTTCCTTACTGCCGTCTCCTCCATTAGTGTCACCCTCCTTTGGTGTCTCTAATAAGTTAAAGTCTCCTGTTATCATTCCTTTGATAACGTCATAGTCACTGAACAAAGCACGCACATCACTGTCTAGCATTGCTAAACAATTCATAGCCTGCTCGTACTTTTCAGGAGATACCTGTATCGGGTCACTGCCTGTTGCCTGTTCAGACAACAGCCTACCAATCTGCCCGCACATAAGTAGTCGAGACTTAATGTGCAATACCTGATCCGTTGTTAACATAACCCCTACCCTTCCTTAGTAAACTTATCGGTAACAATCCTTTGCAACTTAGAGTCTGAATCTGGTGCCATCGTTTTGGCAGTAAGATGCTCCGCGACCCTGTCCATTAAACGCTGTGCATCTTGAGGAGTACGTGCGTTCTTGATAGCAGCCTCTGCTGTCTTATAGTTGTTATCCCACTCACTCTTCTGCATGGCTACGACATGTTCCAATTCCTCTGCCTCTGCTTCAGTGCTGTCCTCTGCTTCAGGCTGCAACATCTTATCGCCTAGCACCTTCTCGTACTTTGTTTTCCATGAGCCATCGTCCATCATGTCGTAGCCTTCACGCACTATTAACGCAGACTCTTTCCACTCATCCTCAAAACTAAGCACCCCAACAATAACAGTCTTCTTGGTTTCAGGACATGGAACGAACACGCACTCCCATGTAATGCCATGCTTGGATAGAGGAGTTACGATACACTTACGAAACTCATTCATAGACCAGTAGCGAAACTGTTCTCCCCTGCGAGTACCAACCTTATCTAAGGGCAGCACCTTAAAACTATTACGTGCCTTGCATACAGCAGCATTCAGTCGTTTGACAGTACTGCTCTGGCTGCGAAGTATAGGACTTAGCAGTCCTCCAATGTGTGGCATACTATTCTCCTTTCAAAAGATAGGCAGGGAATTCTAACTCAGTAACTCCCTGCGCCTCGTACCTCTCCCAGCAATCCCACTCCTTGCGGGACTGCAATTCATCTAATAGATTCATACACTTCGTGTGACCTTGTTGCAATACCTGATAAGGCAATACGACAACGGCGTTCTCGTACGGCCACAATGTGCTTGTAACAATAAACTGCATGCGGGTGGATGGGTAGTTCACTGCAATGGCAGCGTGCTGATACATGGCACTCTGCATATCATATCCCCACTTCATGCAGGACTTATACCAAGTGGAGATTGGGTTCTCGTCCCGGCAAGACTTCCAGTCATAGAAAGAATCTTCTGTCATACCATCGACCCTACTCCTGCACGGGTTGCCTTCCCATAGCCAGCGTATATTAAACTCGGTGTCGATTGTTTGTGCTAGTATCTTTCTTACCTCTGGGTTTCTTAGCATGGCCTCGGTCTGATGTCGTAGTTTCTTTTCATCAGACGGGGAAATGATTATTGCCTCTGGCCCCTGATCCTCCACCCAAGCCTTTGCTTTCTTAGACACGGCACCTGTCGATGTACATAACTCTATGGGTATTGGTTTTGCTTTAGACCAGAATGGCCCATCTCCTATCTCTCCCCATATGTGAAGCAGTGACCCGTAAGACAATGAGGTGCTGCTCTTGGGAGGTGCGACCTTTGCTACGTGCCGCCAGTAAAAAGCAATAGGCGATTCCCGCAAAGCCTTAAGCATACTGCAAGATGTCTCAGGCCAGCCGTGATATGTCTCAGCCTCGGTCTTGCAAACCGTTGGGTATTTAGTCATGCGAAGAATTAGAACTGATCAAAACAAAACGTGTCAAGCCTGATGCCAGTTCTTCGCAATCAATAGTTTGGTAACATTCCGGCTCTCACCGTGTATCCAGATTGCAGGCTCTTCCCCATCTAACCTAGAGTAATCAACTAGCACCTTCTCATGTGCCTTACAGAATGTGCGTATTCGTTTTATATTAACAACCTTGCCTCTCGTTGCATACGACTTCTCAATCATGTCGTCAGTGGCTACAAGTTCAATAACAATATCAGGCGGGTCTAACTCCAACTCCTTCATCTTCCTTAGTAGACGGTATCCAATCATACCCTCAACAATCCAGCCGGTGTCACCCACAGAGTTCATGACTGTGTAGAGTGCCTCGACATGCCCATTGCACAGAAACTTGTCGGTGCTGTAGATTGGGAGTTCACTTGATTCTGCCAGCACGGTAGCAACGTGTGTCTTGCCTGATCCCGGTGGGCCAATGACCACCACCTTTGTTTCTTCAGTCAGATGCAGCATAGAGTTAACACTTCCACTTCCGCAGGCTCTTGTTTATTCTGCTATCAGGATCGTTGGCAGTCTTCTTGCTTGTCAGTTTCTTTTTCATACCAGACATTCTAGCACAGAAACTTTTCTTGCGACCGCCACCCTCTGGCTGTGGTGCCTTCAGGTTGCCACCCTTGTACGAAGCACGGCCCTTAGCATTGAGGCCACCGTCAGGGTCTTTCCCTTCCTTGCGTGTCCATGCTGCGGTCTTTGCTTTACGCACTCGGTCACCTGACTTGTCACTCATCCATGACCTTTTTTCTTTGCGGTCTTTGCTGACTTAACGAAGTCTGCCTTGGTAGGCGCACCCGCTGCACCCGGCTTCTTCATCTTCTCGCCGCTACCTTCGGCAATACGTTTCTTCTTTTGGTTTATGTTGTAGTACAAACCTTTCTTTGCCTGCCTTACACTCTCCCCTTTTTTATCTTTTGCCATTTCATTTTCCTATGTTCTGGTGTACGAAGGATTCTTGCGTATTGCATTCAATGGAGGAAGCCCTTCAATCTGTGGCATATCTAAACTTTCTAAGTTTGTTTTGTCCCTCTCCATCTGCTGCTCTTTTTGCAGTGGATTAAAGCGAGTAGGTATCAGTCGCATTGGATTCTCTTGCCCTGAATTGTTAGGAATCATTTGGAATGGATTCTTCGGCATTTCCTGTGGTGCAACCTTACCTGCCTCACCATCCATAAGACCTGCTAGAGGATTACCATAAGCACCCGGCATGCCTTGCGACTTCTGGTACATAGGAAACTGAAACATTTGATTAGGCATTGTATCACTCCGGCGTTAGTGGCATGACTGGTATAACTCCTTGATCAAAGGAGATTGTTTTGATTGAGCCAACAGCAGGTGGGCCTTGCCTACCAGCGGTTATCTGTCTGTTTACTTGGCTTTGCCTTTGTCTCTGCTCCGACTCTATCTGGTTCTGTGTAAACCTATAGACATCAGGCGGTACGTGTACCCGTGGGTCAAGCGACCTACCGGGCATGGCTGTCCAACTTTGTTTTACATACCTTATTATTTTACTCATGACATTACCTTTACAACATTTCCGTTCGGGTCTTTGCCAATAGCAAAGCCTTCGCCAGTCTTCTTGTCGATGCCACTGCTAACAGTCTTAACGCCACTCTTCATGGCAGAATGCACAGCCGGTACTGCTTCCTTCTGTATCATGTTCTTGGATAGGGCAAGCGGTGTTGGCACAAACGGAGCGGCGATACTTCCGTCATCACGCATCTTGGACTTCATCGAAAGCAGTTCTCTAGGGCCACCGTTTGCTAACGCAGCCATACGCTCTGGACTATATACATCCAATGGCTCGCCACCAGATGCAACATATTGTGCCTTGACGGCACTTGCCTCGTCTGCTAGGCGACCGTATTCCCTGCCGTAAAGACTTTTTGCCAGTCGTATTATATCACTCATTGCTTTGCAGCCTTTCGTTTATCTCTTAGGTCTCTGCCTAGAGTTCTGTACAACTGATAGTACGGCATAAGTTCTTGGGGAACTTGAGAAAGCCTATCTTCTGGTATGTAACTCTCAGTATAATCAGTCATGAATCCCTGAAGTTGCTCTGCCGCTTTTCTTCTTGCTTCACTCAGTTCGTACTGCGGTGATACGTCTTGCAGTTTAATTCCAGACAGTGCGTTAATTAAAGTCTTTGCAACACGCTGTCCTTGTGGCAGCCGTGGATCAAGAAGGTTCCCTGCTACGCCTGCAATCCTAGGACTAGGAATCAAAGAAGCACCTATCTTAAGCAGAGGATTGAGGCGAGCCTGTTCGTTGCCTGTTAACCCTGCGTATATCTTATCAAGAGAAGACCGTGCCTCGGCCAGTGGACGCTTGCTGAACAAGTCCTGACCTGAAGCCAGTGACATCATCTGCTGTACTGGAGCATGTGCCTGCAACGCTATGTTAGTAGCAGTGTCTTGCACTGACCCAAACGCTGTCGGCTTCGATGCAATTAAAGATAACATGTCTACGCCCGGAACATCAAAGTCCCGTAAGAATGTAGTTGTGTCTCCCTGCCCAAAGCCTAGGAAGTCTGCCGCATTTTTAATTAACGGCACATCTTCATATGGAACTCGAACAGCAAACGATTGACGCAGTGCGTCTGGTATATACGTGTCGTCATTGGGACGCTGCATTGTAGACATGGCACGTACCATCTGGGCGTAACCACCGCCGGGTCTTTGGATCAAAGACTCTACTGCGTACTTACCAATACGTGAGTTGTATGACCACCAAGGGAATATAAATCTTTTGATTACACCTCGCTCAAAGTTAGTCAGGCTACTGTAATCCACAAGTGCAGAAGACAATCTCTTTGCTGCATACTCGGGTGCATTGCCTTGCTTCATCATGGCAAGCATGCCGCCAAGCCGTGCTATGCCGTCACTATAATCACTGAGTTTCTCAGAGAAGTTAAGCATAGGATTCTTTGTTCGCATCGGAGCCATCTCGGGATTAAGCCCAACGCCACGAACAGAGAAGAAGTCTTGGGGACTGTACCCTTTCCCTAGTTCTCCAAACGTAGTTCCGTAAGTTGTTTTATTAATACCCGGCAGCAGTTGGCCCAACTTACCCTCACCGGGAAGTGTGGTCGTTAAGTCGGATGACGCAAGGCCACGCAGTATTCCACTCTCCGCAGTGTCTTTGACAAACGCCTCTCGTAATGCAAGTGATGCAGCCTCGCTGCCTTGCCCCTTAACCGTTTGGTTGTAGATGTTCTTGTACTTAGGAATCAGGCGAAGCATTTCTTCTGCTGCTTCGTACTCGCCAGCGTATATCATCTTGGCCGCACTGAATCCCCAGTGTGCAGTCATCGGGTTCCCTACCTCGAAGTACACAGAGATAGCATTACTATACATATCTCTTGTATGGCGACTTGGGAATGCCAATAAGAGTGACTTGAATAGTCCGGTGTACTGATCCAAGTAACCAAGTATTTCGTTCTGTGCTTTGTCTGAAGTATAAAAGTTCTTCGCCTTAATCAATCTTTCAACAACATCATCCGACACTGCAAACTTTTTTAGATCGATGTCTTTGTCTAACGGGATGTCTAGTTCCTGACGCAGCCTGTCTTTGAGGTTTTGCCTTACCACCTCTGCTGGCCTGCCACGCTGCCTGACCAGTGCAGTTTCTTTACTGATCTCATTAAATGCACGATCAAGACGCTTATAGCCTTTACCTAACCCTCTGATGTTCTCAACCTTATCTCCCTCTCGGGTGAAGAGTTCGGCTGCATCTTCCGCTAGTTCACCGTAGATAAGTTTAGCGTTGCTCTGTATCTGCCCCTGCGCCCGCACGTTTCTTCCCATAGCCTGTAATGGATGGGTCTGGTATATGCCTGAACCTCTTAGGCCAGCAGGTCGCTTTAGTGCTTCGTCTGATACATTGGTAAACTTAGGATGTTCTCGTTTAATAAAGTTGACAATCTTCTCCGCTTGTTTCGGAGAGATAACCTCTGTTCCTTCGGGGTCAACAATTCGCCTTGTCTTGTCAAAAAGTTCGCCGGTCTTTTTGTTTCTTACACGAGTAGTATTTCCCTTGGCATCCAGCACAAGTTCCTTTGCATAGTCACCCGTTTTTGGATCGATCTTGAACCTATCAAACTCTCTTAGTCGTGCAGTGGGTGAACCCCGTGCATGCTTTGAGTCAAGGTACTGTTTGATCTCGGTGGCTGCTGCCTGAATAGAACTGCCCTCTTCGTTCTTAATTAATTTTTGCATCTCCGTAAGTTCAGATGCTTCAATTAAATCGACAAGACCTCCGGGGGTTTCGTACATAGCCTTTCTACCCAACTGCGACTGGTCTCTTGTTCCGTACAAGGCACTGCCCCCAGCCTTCGACCTTTGACCGAAGTCAACTTCGTCTGCGTAGCGGGGGAAGAACGGGTTGTCGTACCGTGGGCTTCGCATATTGGAACCGGGCATGCCAAGAAGTTTCGACTTAGCCTGCTGTGACTCAGTTAAGTTACGGTATCCTGTCAGGATGTTATCGAACCCATCAATGCCATCGCTGATTTTTTTGTCCGTTGTGTTCCCCACATCCTCGATCATCCTGATCATGAAGTTCCTGCCTTCAGGCCCAAGAAGATCGTCTGACCCAAGCAATGACTTTGCTTCGTCAGTCATCTTTGATCGACGTACCGTTTCTGCAAATCCCGCTGCCTTGCCGCTATCTATTCCTAACTGTGCAACATTAGACTCATACTTTCGCATGGAAGCCAACTGCTCTGGGATAGATGTCTCGCCACCAACACTCTTTTGAAACAGGGCAGAGGTTCTTCGGGTGGCAGGATTCCATTTAGCGAACTGACCAATAGCATCAAGAGTCTTGGCGGCAGGGGCAAGTCCGGGTAGTTCAAATGTTGCCGCAGGACTGAAGTACCCAACGCCAAGATTGCCTGTTATATTTTGTTCTGCAACGTCAGAGTACGACATGCCTTGTGGTCGCAAGTAATCTTCTAGTTTTGCAACTCGACCTTGAACCTCTAGTAACGCTTTTTCCCTTGCCTCTTTAGATGCATTGTTACCCAGCATTGCTGTTGGTAGTTCTGCTATCTGACGGACTGAAGTTCCAGTCCTTGCTTCTCTCGGCCCAATGACACCAAACCGTTTTATGTTACCGGGCGTAATTGGCACGCCTTTGTCAACAAGTTTTTTGTACAGCCTGCGTCCACTGAGTGCCTCGTTCCTTGCTGTTCTCGTTGCACCCAGTGCTGCATACGCTGCGTCACCTGCATCGTCTAGCAGGTTAGCGGCACGAACCGCCTTGCCTCCTTTTGTAAACGCACTGGCGGGGCCAGAGAACATGGCGAAAGGATCGAGGGCCACCTCTGTTGTAAACCCAGCCAGAGTCTTTAGGTACGGATTACTGTCCTCGGATGTTAATCCGATGAAGTCAGTAAGGTCTTCCCCGGTCACTCTCTTTTGACCAGATATGTTTTCGCCTAGAAAGGAGAGAGGCTTACCTGCTAGCGTGCCTCGAACAAAAGCACCCGGCGTATCAAGGGCAGTGCCGATTGTTTCGAGAGTACTAAGACTGCCAGACGCGAGGCCAGACAACATGTCAGATGTCTGTTGCGGCTTGAGGTATGGCACCTGTAGTTTACGGGAAGCACTACTGCTATACAGGCTTGCGTTCTTCTTCGCTTTTTGAGCGTCTTTAAACTCTCTAGACGGATTCAGTGCCATTACGCTTTCACTCCATACCGCTGTCTAGGCAATCCTCCTGCCACCGTTGACCCTTGCTTGTACTGATACCCCATAGAGGGGTTCTCAGAATCGCCAGTGTCAACTGTTCTGGCCTGCATTCCTTCTTGATACTGGAAGTTCTGCTCATTGGTTCCAGCGTCAAACACTCTGTTGGCTAACATGTCCGTCTTCTCAAGCATGGGTGTCTTGCCAAGCATCTCGCTCTGCTGCTGTGCTACCGGCGTGTCTGTATCTGTTTTGTTAATAACATCTGGCGGCTCGATCTCTTCACCCTTAACGGTTGGGGCTGGGTCTTTAATAGGATCGACCGAGTCAAGTAGTCCATCGGTAACATTAACTTTGGCTGCGGCCTCTACCTGCTTAGGCTGATCGACATCAGATAATAATCCTTCTGTAACCTTTGGCTGTGCCGGTTCCTGCACAGGCTCTTGGCTCTGCACCTCCGCTGATGTCTGTTGTTGTTCTGGTGCCTGCGGTTGTACTGGGTCGGCAACAGACTTGGATGCCTGCGGTGTAGCACTGGGTGCTTGCGAAGGCGCACCGCCGCCCTTCTTTCCCATGCCTCCCATCAGCCCACCTAGTAATCCAAGAAAACCTAGGGGCATAACAGTTGCAAGTTGTATAAGTAGTTCTGTCATTTTTTTGGTCTGCCGCCGACTGGTGGAGGAACTGGCTCTTCCCCTAACGAGAGAGGTTGGTATGTACGTTTCCCGAAATCAGTTTTTGCCATAGCAGCCTGAGCAGCCTTGTTGGGATCGGCAGGCTTCTTGCCGCCGCCACCACCGCCACCGCCACCCTTGCTCATTAAAAATTTAATTATTGCTGGTATCAACGCTGCCATCTTCTAACTCCTAAAAAGCGGGTGTTCCCATAGGAACGCCAGTTGCGGAAGGCAACTGTGAATTGTCCTGAATCAAACGACTAAAGTTAGTTCTATCTCCGTCACTTGTTAATGTTTGAACGCGAACATCGAACCCAGTATTCACAGCATCGAAGTATTTCATGAGTCCGTCTGGATTGGCATCCTCACCCCTTCCACGCTCTTGCGTCAGAATCATTTCCATCGAGTTGCCCATGTCCATTCTTGCTTGGTTTGCTATATCTGGATTACCTAACTTGCTTAGGTCTTGTATTCCAGTTTCAGGGTCGGTAGTAACCTTTCCTATGTGGTAATCGATTATACTATTAACAGCATTTGCCGTTGCTGTTGCACGATGATCTTCAGTTAATCCTTCTGACGTTGATAAGGCTTGCCAGTTCCTGAAAGAATGACCCATCGCCATCTGATTCATTCCCATCTCAATCCTCGTTTCGGCTTTGCTTAACTCCGTTGCGTACATACTTGAAGATGTTCCGGTATCTTGGCCGGGTGGTACGCCGCTGCTTCGAGCGTCACCACCTGTACGACCTGCGGTTTGAGCAACAGTTAACTCCGGCATTGTAGTACTCACAAAATTTAGTTGCGTATTTAAGGCATACGTTCTAGCAGCAATGGCACCCTTCATATCACCTGCTGCCAACGCACCCTCAAATCCGTCTAACGCTCGCTCTAGTTGATCCTGCGTTCCTCGAACAGTACCATCGTAAATCGCTTGCGCCTCAACATCTGTCTTGTTTGCGGATGCGGTAGCATCTTGTGCTATTGCCTTATTTGCTTCGACGACAGATTGTTTAAGAGGTTCGTTGCGAATTGCAGATTCATGATTTGCTCTGATTTGAATTAACTTAGTAGTTACGTCGTTTATTTCTCTTGTAAGTTCAAGAGAATGTTTTGTCATCATTATGCGTTGACCATGCTGACTTGACCCCAGTCCAGTTGTAGTCGATGTCCCGTTGACTACTCCATCAATCTTATTTTTTTCTAATGTCATATTGGCAATGGAACTTTGTAAAGTTTTTACCGAAGCCTCAAAGGAACTATTGGCTAATGCAAATTTACCAGCAGACAACTCTGTGCTTTCCTGTGGAGATAACTGCTGACCACCGGAAATCTCATCGTTTGTTTGTCCGGTAAGATTAATCGACTCTACGATTTCTGTTGGGCTTTGGCTCGGCTGCGTCTCTGTATCCATTGCCATCGGAGTTTCTGCTGGCTGTGCAGCATTGGCCGCTTGTGGCGATGGAAACATTTCTGCCCGCAGTGCTTCAACTTCTTCCGCAGTAGGTGCATCAGACCCTAATGTGCCTACCGTTGAAGTAGTTCCAACTCCAGTGGAACAACTGCCGTCCGCACAGCCGGAAGTTTCTGTGGCCTTCGTTTGTGCCGGTGCATTTGTCTGGCTGGCAAACTTGAAAGCACTCTCATCCCCACTCGCCGATGGCAAAGCACCTACGGAAGCAGAGTCCATTTCCATGCCTCCAAGCCGAGACTCCATAGGAGACATCGTAGAGTCGTATTGCTTCTCTTGCCGCTGTCTACGTGCATCGGAACGCTGCTTCAGACTCTGCTTGTTTTCTGATGTCTTTCCCTTAGCCTTAGATTTCTTTTCGTCCTTGGCTTCAAGGTCTTTTGCTTTAAGTGCCATTTGTTTTTTCTCCTACCCTAGTTATGGGCTTATTGTACCATTAACCGTCTTCGTCTATTACCATGCCTGTAAGCGTGTTGCTCGCAGTGCCTACTGTGGAATTTGTAGAATCTATTGCCTGCACTTGGCAGGTTACAGCATCAGCACCATTGTCATTGGGTGCATAAATCAACAGGTAATAAACCCCTGAGGCTATTTGAGTCTTAATTATAATATTAACCCCGGATCGCAGATTACCTCTTGTGTTAGGAGAAGACATGCCAGATGTTGTGAACTGTTGGTTATTAGTGGGGTTGTGTATATAAAAAGTCACGCCGCTGTACACTGGTTGAGAACCGTCTTCATCTCCACCGATAGTAATCTTGTACCCATCTGCACCAGAGGGGATATTAAACAACTGGACTTTTGCATACTCTTGGTAACTACTCGACCCGTCGCTTACCATGCTGATAACAGGACTAGCAGTACCTCCACTTGTTGGCATCGCACCTGTTGGCACGGGATATGCCGAACTGCTGCTGCCAGCGGCAACTCTATACCTAGAAGTAACCCTTATGTCGTCCACTATAAACGACTGTGTTATTGAAGAACCTTCACCAATACGCACCCGATCAGGAACATTAAGTTGGTTTCCCATGTTTCCTTTGGATGTGCCGTCGAGCCATACAAAATGCGATCTGAAGATTGTGCCGCCACCAAGATCAACTGCTATGTTTGTGCTAATCAATACATGATGCCATGTGTTTTGAGTGAACGCACCTATCGTCTCGGTGCCAAACATTAAGTTGCCGTTCTTACCACCGATGTAATATTGGCTTGATCCATCTAGAAGTATTAGTTTCTTTGTGGTGCCGCCATAAGAAGAGACAGTGTTCTTTATCCAGAACTCAATCGCCCAAGTATGTGTTGACTCGGCTGCCGAACTAGTGTTTTGAGTGAACGCACCTGTGCTGTATTCTATGTATCCATTTGTTACAGATAAACCTTGACCAAATTTACCTGCTGGGAATGTATCGGTTGCTTGATCGTTAGCAGACACAGGTGAGTTGGATACATCTGTTAGGTTGCCGTCTAGAGGGAGCCTAAGTTTTACCGAACTATATAGTGTGTCAGTGTCTCCAGTCGTTGGAACCGTAGAGGTTGTAGGCCAATTCCTCGCAATGGAACCAGACGCTCTTGTCTTCGGGTATACATGCTTTAGTTGCCACATGCCCGGTGCAGCACCAGTGTCTTCAGTAGCAGCGGTGACAGGTGTGTGACCAATGTGAGAGCCGGACATTTTGTACGTCATTGGATAGACTCCCACAGACGAACGTCATCCGCATAAAACGAACGAACTCGGTCTTNTTGTTCTTCAGTAAGGACAGGCTTCTCTGTAGGTGCAGAATTAATTCGTATCAACGGAACNGTGATGCCAAGTGCATCCGCTGCACCTTGTATATTACTAAGCGGGAAGTAAGTTATGTCACCACGGAAGTTATCTTGATAGGCAAAATGAAAGTTGTTTACTAATTTGCCGCGACGAACTTCTACTACCTCAGTCTCATTTTCCAAGTCATCTAATATCTGATCAATGTTTGCTTTGTTTTCTAGTCTTAGAAATGCGACTGCACTGCGAAACCTAGACACTGGCTCTCTTATGATCTGCACTACAGGTGCGTTAGGGTGTGTTCGCTTTGGCACAAAGTTGTGGTGCATTTGTTCATCAACGGTTCCCGAACCCCACTGAACCTTTGTCTTGAGATAATCTTCTTGCTCTGGATAAAATTGACGTATGATTGCCCACGCCATAGTGGATGTTCCGCACTTGCCGTTAAAGGCCAACAGTTTTTCGCCAGCAATAAAGTATTTCATTATGAACCGTATATAGTGTATCCAGTTGCAAGAGATGGATTGTCTGAGCCGATGCCCGGATTTGATCCAACCATTACTCTTCTTGAGCCAGAGACGCTAGTGGCACCAAGGTCGGTGTACAATTGGTTTAGGGCTGCTGCGTCTAGTTGTTGATTCCATAGGTCTATGCCGCCACCATATACATAAACCGTAGGCCCACCCGGAGTTACATACCCTCCACCAGTGAGGCTGGCTCCTATGCCAACAGCCCTGACCTCTTCAATTAAACTTGCCATACGTCTATATCCACCGGGGCCATTGTACGGCTTTGAGGGGCTACTGCTGTCTCCTGTCGCTCCGGCATTTAAGACGGTGAGGGCAGTGCATCCACTCACATCAACGGATTTAATTTTGTTAGCAGCGTAACTGATATCCATGCCTTGCAGGTTGCCGCTTGCTGTGCCGCTGGCATCACAGGACTCCACTATGACAACAGCACTTGTGGTTACTGATGTAAATTTTGGGTGATTGGTGTTGAGCGGCCCCGATCCAACGCTTCCTATAGTGTTTCTGTAGTACGTGGGATAGTGGTACGGATGCTCCTGACAGATAATACTGCTGCCGTTGTGTGTCAGTTTGTAGAAACCAGTACTTGTGTTTGCTGATGTTTCAAACGAACTCGCAGTGGAGTGCAGGTAGAACCGTGCTTTGTTGTCAGTATTAGGGGTGATACCAGCGGGTGCTACAGGTGTATGCTCAGGCCACAGGCTCGCTCGCCTTTGATTGAACACCTCACGCAAGTTCCACGCACCGGAAGCAACGCCTCCAGTACCTGC